TGCAGGGAAATTGATAGTGCATCGGAAAAGGTTCGCTCTAGCGCCTCCGCCACGGAGTTTTGACTTGAAGTCATCTACGCCTAAAATTGCCATTTCTTATTCTCCTTAAACCGCGCCAACGACTTCTTCGAAATCTACACCGGTTCTAACTGCTACGAAGTTTAACGTTACGTAGTTGATAGATCGTGCAGGCTTCACGAAGATTGAAGCGACGAATGAGTTAGTGTCGATAATCTGACCAGTGTTATTTGTTTCATCACAAACTACACGGAAGTCGGTAATACCTCGACGCCCTTGAACTTCCCGAAGGAAAGGTTCTACAATGTTTACGAACTCAGCACGAGAAAACTCGTCATTGAACTCGAATAACACATTTTGTGCAGCACCCTTAATTGCTCTTTCTAATACTAGGAACAGTCTACGAACGTTAATACGGTCGAACGCTGAAGGTTTACCTAGGAAAGTCTTGTCACCCTGTAGAGTAATACCCTGTCCTGGCAAGTTAGCGATTGGGTTAACACCTGCTTTATATAGTGTGTCTCTTTGCGAACGAGTTGCGTTGTATGCAATAGAGGTTACACCAAGATAGTTACCACGTCTTGTACCTGCGGGAGAGAACCAAGGAGCAGCGACATCATCTGTCGACGCCATTAGTCCAGCAGTGGACGAAGCAGCAGGGATAAACGTATACTTGTCGTTGTACTTATCGTACACTTTCAAGTAGTTGTTATCAACCACCAAGTAAGAAGACTTAGTAAACGTAGCAGCAGTAGTAATGATGTTAGTAATAACCGTTGAGGGGTCATTAACACCAACAACCGCAGCACGGTTAGGAGATGTAACAACAACACAGTCTTTACGTTCAGTAGCAGTAGCGACCAAATCGTTAACAACAGTTGCTTGATCTGTACCCGAAGATAACGAGGGTGCGATCAACATGTCTATCTGAATAGTGTTTTCGTCTTCGAATTGATCGTGAGCGGTACTAAACTCTGCCGTGCCTAAGACACCAGAGTTTACACCGTACGCGAGTGAACCAGTTTTGGGTGAAGTTGTTTGATCCGCACCGTGAGAAGTATTAGTGAAAGCTGCAGCAGTGGTAGCTGCGCCATATACACCGGGCTTATTAGCACCCCAAACATATGAAGAACGGTCATCAAGTACGTCAAGAATGTAGTTCTTAGCACCGTCAGATGTTTTTGCATCACTAGCAAGAGAGACGTTAGCAAACGTTTCCAAAATAGTGTTAGGGGTTCCAGAGAAAGTACCATCTTCGTCTACAATCGCAACGTGAACTTCGTCAAGTGCAGCAGCACCATCAACAGAACGTGTTGAAACATAGTCAGATGTACCGGGCTTTGCGTCAAATGCACCGCTGTATGCCCAACCATTCCATGCGGAATCGCGTGAACCACAGACAGAGACTGACAGAGAGTTACCAGCATCACCAGCATACTTTGCAATGAAGTTTCCAACCGCAGTAGACTTTGAGTTATCCCAGTCATCTCGATTAGAGATCAAGTCTACTGTAGAACCACTGTCTACTGCATTCTTTGCAGCAGAAGTCGCACCACGTACAACGTAGAGACTGTTGGAATATTTCAAAAACTGATTTGCAGATAGGAACTCGATTGCATTTGCATCGGTTGAGAATGAGGGGTCGCCAAAGTTACTTACCAGTTCGCCTTCGTTGCCGACGAGTACTGGTGTGTTAACTGGGCCCCAAGCAAAGTTTCCCACAATCGCACCAGTAGAAGTAGTTACGCCGGGCACTATGCCTGACAGATCCACCTCTTTGATGGCAACATTCGGGGATTCAGACCTTAGAAGAGCCATAATCGTATCCTTTTATTTTCGTTGAGTTATGATAAGTAACATAATACGGAGAATTAATTCAATGCTATTATTTATAACTTAATAATTCTCTACTTCCCACGGTATATGCCAACCCTTATCCTTCAACTCGTCTTGCATCTCTATATGGTTTATTGCATCTTCTCCATCATCAATAAACCCAAACGGTACCATATCTGCTTCGATCTCTGCCATCTGTTGTTCAAACATCATCTGTTTCAGATTGATATCAGTCATGTCAGAGAAGTATTGTGTTGTGATAAAGAAACCAAACATTACGAGGTTCATCATTAGATCATCGTGGTTACCATCGGATGCCTCATAGGATTGACCCTTAGACACGAAGGTAGATATCTCCATGATGGTATCTTCGTCAACAATCTCTAGTTTCTTTTCTTCTAGTAGATCCTTGATACCAGAACAACCCAATCGTTTGACCTTACGGTTCATTTCAATACCGATTGCATTCCTCTTGACCGCAGACTCTAGGTGTATATTCTCGTACTCTAGATCATGATATAGACCGTTGCACACCACTTGTCCAGCATCATTTGACTCGATTATCACATATGCTTGATTGTAGGCATTCGCAATCTTATAGATAATATCAGGAAAGAGTATTGGCGAAATACGATTATTGCGATACACCGCGACCTGTTTAAAAGGTCGGACTGTTACATCGATTACCGAAAAGGTACTATAGTCCAATCCCCTTCCTTTTGCTACGTCAACACATATGATGTAGTCATGTTTTGGTTCACAGTCTGCGTAGACTTTGACCGATCCATTTTCTATAATTCTTTTGGGTGGAGTTGCCCTAAAGTTTAATAAGGTTTCTGCACCTATAAGAGTGTCACCTGTTCCAAAGAAAGTATTACCAAACTCTTGGTCAAACTGTAGTTGAGATGTATTGGAAATTGTTTGTGATTTCCACTCTTCGTCTCTGCCTGGCACATCCCACCAGTTAACAGTGAACGGTTTGTATTCATTGATCTTCTGTACCGCACCTTCCCAGATCTTATGGAACTGATTACCAATACCGTTCGCGGTAGAGGTGATAATAACCTTGGTATCCTTACCCGCAGATACTACTGGATAGGTTGATGTATAGAACTCAGCGGCACGTTCGACAAATGCAAACTCATCGAGAAATAGTAAGTTGACCGACATACCTCGAATAGAACTACCAGAGGTTGCGGATGCGAGGATACGAGAGTTGTTGGAGAACTCGATCGACCCCTTGTTAAGTGCACGGCATCCTGGCTGTAAAAAGAACGGTAGGTTCTCTAGTGCAAGAGTGACTCGCGACAACATCTCACGAGCAGTCGCGCCTTTGTTCGCAAGTACTGCAATGGTTTTCTCTGGATGAAATATTGCATACCATAAAAGATATACCACCGATGATATACTTTTACCTGACTGTCGACATGCAAGAACGATACTGAACCTTTCGTTTTCGAAATGTTTAAACATCTGTTCTTGATAATCGTACAAATTAAAGTTGACAAGACCTTTATCCAGTGATATAATCTTCACGTAGGTTCTTGCAAAGTAAGCAGGATCTTGCATACACTTCGCATATTCACGAACGTCATGTTCAGTCCACGGTTGTGTAACCCCATCGCCCTTGACGTTGGGGTTTCCCATGTAATGATCAGTCATGTGGAGTTATATCTTTTACTGGTTCTGCCAACATGCGTTGGAGATCAGTCGCACTACCAATGAAGACGTTGTTATTTGTCACACCTTTGGGGGTGTCGTCTTCGGGTTTAGTGATGTCTTTGTTCTTCTTCTGGAGATCCATAAGTTTATCGGTAACGTCTGCGACATTCTTTATCATACCAGACAAGACTTCAAACGCACGAGGGTGTTCGCTTTCCCGTGCGACTTCCATCATCAAATCCAGACCACGCTTACCATTTTCAATTAACTCCATATAGGTGTCTCTTGAAGTCTCGTAGTCATCCTTAATCTTTTTTTCTTCACCTGTCATACATCATCCTGTTTAGTTTATATCTTCAGTGACCGCACTCAAATAATATGTAAACGTAGCCGCATTTGACGTGTTTGCAATCTCACGTATTGTAAACGAGATTTGTGCTTGACAGTAGATGGCATTACCTTCGCCCGGTTCAGCATTTGTCACGTTCCATGTTCTGTCGGCGTTCAACGTTTCCCATACTCCGAAGTTGCCGGGAGTGCCTGCATTTGATCCATTTAGATTGACCAATGTAGCTTGGATTTCAAAATCACTTGGGTCAAAACCTGCACCTAGGTCATCAACCCAAGCACCCAATAGTTCAGTATCAGTACTTCCTACGTAAGAAAGGGTTAGTGCCCTCGCTGTTCCTACGTAGGTACTACCAGTACCATAGAATATTACCGAAGAGGTTGCTATATCTGGAGCTTGCCCTATCGAACTGAAATCGTCTGGGTTTGACGAGAGAGCGGGTCGTTGTACATTAGGTACACTTGAGACCGTCATGTCTCCTATGGTAAATGCCTTTGTTTTCACAGCGGTCGCACCATAGGATGCAGCCAGATTCATGGTATAGTTCTCTATTCTCGGAGAAGGCAGATCTGCATCTGTCGCAATATCCACATTGAATGTCGAGGAAGTAGAAGTTGTGTGAGAAATCTCTCCAAATGGTTTGTTAGATGAAGAACCAAAGTCATCAAAAACTTCTGGTAATGCAAAATGCACTTCTGTACCTGAGGCAACTGCTCCGGATTCGGTGTTACTTGAAGACATGTTTACCCATCCAGAACCCGTGTTGATACTTGTTATCGTAGAACCGGAAGGGAAGTCAATCCCACGCACTTCCATACCGGTAACGAGGTTCTGTACGTCTGACAAATAAATTATCGGAGAACTTGCACTGACTATACTACTAGTTGTCTTGGGTCTTATATCACTGACGTTATAGTAATATGAACCTGTCGGAACGTTAGTGCCATCAAAGGTAAACTGTATTGTTTCACCTTCAGACGCAGAGTCACTTGTCTTATTCGTTACAAGAGAATAAGATGGAGTTGCGTCCTGTACGATTATAGTATCAGATGCGACCTGTGTGCCTGTGTAACTACCAATGTGTGCAGTCATCTCAACAGTAATACCACCCGTTGCAGAATCCTTAACACCAATTTCAGTAGTAAACAACTTAGAACCAGTACTAACTGACTGTGCAGTAGGTTGCGGTGTAACGATGTCCGCACTGTCAGGACTTGAGATTGTCCTGAAGTTAACGTAGATGTTCTCGGTGTTGTTGTTACCCGCATCAGGAATTACATATCCAGACAATGTGGTACCTTCTGGTATACTTGTACCCATCCCAATCGTATAAACGGGTAAGGATGTATCATTAACTGATATGTCACCGGTAGACGCCAATACAGACCCACTGGCGGTGTCTGAGACGTATATTCTGAAGGATTCCGTGCCTTCTCTCTTCTGATCCAGATCCAACGTTAAATTGATCACTCCGTTGTTACCTGCAACAGTAAAGGACTCTCGACTACTTATATCTGACCAACCTGCACTGAAGTCGTCTTCGTTGACCGTACCTGCGATATAATAGTAGTACAACCCATCTGGCGCACTTGTAGTGAAGATAGACTGCATTGACCCACCTTCATTCTGTGACACAGCTGGCGTAGTCAACGCATAGGTTGCATCACCAATGATAGTGTACCCCAATCGTTCCACTTCCTCACCAGACGTGTTAGTCAAAACAAAGAAGAAGTCTTCGTTGTCCGAATCCCCGTTGTTTTCAAGGTTGAACGGCACAGTTCCTGAATTACTTGTGAAAGTAATATCAACAGGGCCAGTTGAGTCAGGTGGAGTTGTACTAAAGTCCGCATCTGTAGTTGTGACATGTTCGAGATAGTAACCCGCTCGAATACCGTCTTCGATATTTGTGCCTGTAACATTAAAACTCAAAGCATCACCGTTCTGTGCACCAACAATTGAAGGTGTAATTTGGAACGTAGCACTTTGATTCTCCATTCGTAATACCCCGCCATGGGATAACTCTGGATTAAAGAAACCGGCACTTGACGTAACGAGAGACAACGACACACCTGATACAGTTTCAAAAACATCTGAGGTTTCAGTTGCGGAAAGAACATATGTTGCAGTTGCCGCAGTGATAACGAACGATCCGGTCTTAGTGATGACACGAGAATCTGTTCCACCAATAGTGTAGTTCACGGTTGTGCCTACTGTGGTAGGATCTACCGTTAATTCAATTTCGACATTATCACCTTCGTATACTGTAACAGTAGGATCAGGGGATACCGAGAATGTTGGTGAAACGTTGTTGATTGTAATCAGAGGCGATGTTGCTTTGAGAATATTACTTCCTGTATAAAGCTTGACAAGGAAAGTTTCTGTGGTATCATTGTCTCCATCTATCTTTGTTTGAACACTGAAAGAACCACTGTCATCTCTAATGAGTAACGGTGTAAAGTCGTTTGTAAACGTTCCCGTAACAAAGTCCGCACTATCCGCAGAATCTATCGAGGAAGGAATGACTTGATACTTCAGTGTAGTAGAACCACTATTTGGCACTAAAGAACCCGCTACGGAGAACTGTACGCTATCACCTTCATCTATTGTTGTAAGAGATGGGGTAATCGTATATGATGCCTCCACGTCCTGTATTGTTATGGGTTGTATAACAACCTCACGATTTTCGTCATCGAAGAAGTGTACGTGAAAGGTTTCGTCTGTTTCAGTTTCGTCTGAGTCAGCAAAGGTCTGCAAATAGATTGACGCAGAGTCGTCTCTCATGACAATAGTTTGTCTATTGTTCGAGTCAGGTAAAGGTACACCATTCGCAAAGTCTGCGATATTAGTTTCACCCTTGTCGATATAGTACTCGTATGTACCACCTCGACTGGGTATA